GTGATATCGTAAATGATCAGGTTGTTGGCCGAACCATATCCAGCAGCAGTCGATCCAATGTCAAATACACGGCCACCAGTAGCTGCCAAACGAATAACAGCAGTATCAGTTCCCGGTGCTAAAATGTGAAGCTGAGCCGCCGGACTCGCCGTCCCAATACCCACCCGATTATTCGCGCTATCAACCTTCAGGGTGCTGGTATCCACCGTCAGATCGCCGGTGATGGTGGCGGAGGCGAGGGTGGCGGATGGCGAACAAGCGAGGATGTTGTTGATCGAGATACGCTTGGTCGTACCACTCGCGGCCATTGAATTGTCCGACACGTCTACAATCGGCAACATATCATTTGCCGGATCAGCCGTCGTTAAAGCTGCGAGTCCTGTGATTTTTGAGTCTGCCATAATCAGTTAGATTGAATTGCGAGTTTTGAGAGGTCTTCCTGAAAGAGGAAGCCAGCGTCCTCTCTTAGAAGGTAATCGAAAGTGCCAAGTGTAATGACGAGTTTTGAGGTTCCGTCTTCCTGCCACAGGAAGCCTTCGTCCTCGCGGAGAACATCTCGACGAAGCACGGGCGCATCAGTGCCACCGGCTTGACCGGCAACCAACCGATTGAGTGCTATGCCGAGTGAGATCATTAAGCGCGAGCGTTAAACGCCACCACAGAGCCGCTTGAAATCTGGAATCCGGTGATGTTACCCACCAAAGGGAAACCAGCGGGAATCGTCTTGGAGGTCCAAGTGCCGGAAATACCGAATCCGGTAATGGACGTAAAAACGGTTGGCTCAGTGGGAATCAAACCAGACCACGCGCCAGATTGCGCGGCAGTGCTGGTAACCAACGAGAAACCCTCTCGTCCCATTGAATACTCGGTTGCGATGTCTGCTTGAACGGCCATGTTTTGTCTTGGTTAGAGGGGAGGCCACCGGAACTTTCCAGCAGCCTCCCCAATTTTAGGATTAACCCTTACGAACTTTCGGTGCTAAAGCCCCCTGTATCCACAGGACAAGCTTGCCTCCTTCGGGAACAGAAGCAGTGTTGAAATTAGTGCGTTGGAGATCCGCGCTAATATCGGGACCAGAAACCAGCTTAGACTTGCCGGTCTTGTCCACTGCAATGGTAGTTGCGAGACGCATATCCTTAAGGATTAAGCGGTAATCAGAACCTCAGCTTGCGTCTTATCGCCAGCCGCAACACCAAACATGATGTCATACGAAGCCATATGGCTACGGGTAGAGCGGGAGTACCAGACAGACAGCAAGACCGAAAGACCGTTCTGGCTCTCAACGGTGCGCTGTTCGACGAATTCACCAGCAATCATTCCAACCGGCAGACCGGAAGCGATAGCGATAGCGTCCTGACCGCAGACGAAGCCAGCGGTGTTCGCAATAGCACCAGTCCAGTCGTTCTGCTCCAAGATGTTGTTGAAGCCGAAGAAGCCGTTATTCAACGGACCGAAGCGAGCATCAGGGAAGGTGTTCGCAGCGGCAGAGAACTGCAAGCGAGCCAGATGTCCACCATCCAGCAACAACAGCTTCTGACGATAGTTCTTAGCGAGAGCCAAGATCGCAGGGAGATCCGAAGTGTCGAAGTTAGCGGCAGTGCCAATCGTAGTTCCCGCACCATAGTTGGCGGAGGTCATCACGGCGGTAATCTTCTTGGAGATACCGAGAGCGAAGACATCAGCAGAACCAGCAGCGAGATCAGCCAGAGCAAAGCCCTTATTCAGCTCTTCATTGGTAACAGTAAAGAGCTTGCTGATCTGGTTAACGGTAACAGCGGTATTATCCAACTGAGAATCATTGCTGGTCTCAAAGTTGGTGGCGTTGTCAACCGTAGCAGACGAACCGCTCTGGACGAACTTCTTGACCTGCACTGTGGCCTTCGGACGCAAGTTGTCGAGACCGACATTGCGAGTAAAGTTGCCAACCATCGCAAGCTTCGTGCCCATCTCGGTGATAACAGCGTCAGCAAGATAATCAACCAAAAGACCAGCGGCAAAGCTGTTACCGTTCTGGGGAGCAATCAAAGCGGACTGACGGAGCAGTTCGCTGTGGTTCTCAATCAGGAACTTGCGGCGGTCAGCACCAGCTTTGAAAGACTTGTGCTGCTCAAGCAACGGGTTTCCCAAGTTCTGAATAACCGGACGCACCGGCTCAGGGGCGGGGGCGGCGGAGGGAGCCTTCATGCTGGCTTCCAGAGCGGAGAGCTTAGCCATGATGGTAACGAGATCAACGGAAGCGGCAGGAGCAGCCGCAGCCGTCACAGTAGTGGTATCGGACATATTTGTGTCGGTTGTTTGTGTTGGTTGCGGCAAAGGAGCTTTGCCAGTTTCGCTGACAGCTTTGTTGCTATCCGCAGAAATCTTGTCATCAGGGGATTCGTCTTCCTCCCCTTCCTCACGCTCAATCTGAGCGTACAGAGCGCGGAACCAATCGCGTCCAGCAGCACCACCCCAGAGGTTTGCTGCGACATCAGCGGGACTGTTTGGTTCTGCCTCAAGAAAGCGTTCGTTGCGTCCCCACCAAGCGTTTGCCTTTTGAACCTTATCTTCGGTGGGGATTTCACCGGCAACGAGTGATTCAGCCTCAAGCACGGTGGCCTTCTCAAGACCGTCACCAGCAAGACCTTCAGCGTATTGCTTAAGTCCACGGCGGAGGTTGTTCTTGACTGTCTCGGGAGCGGTCTTAGTAACAGCGCGGGGATGCCATTTAGCAGCCATCGCAAGCTGTTTGATCGGCTTATCCACCAAGCCAAACTGGATGGCTTCGGCAGTGGTAAACCAAGTCTCCGCTTTCATCGCAGCGCGGATAGACTCGGGAGAACGACCAGTCTTTTTGGCATACACTCCAACCAACACTTCAGCGTGTTGATCCAGCGCATCAGCCATCTTCCGCATATCTTCGGACGTACCCGAAGCCATACCGGATGGGTCGTGAATCATCATCAACGCAGCGTCGGCCATTTCAACCTTATCACCAGCCAGCGCAATGATTGAAGCAATAGAAGCCGCAATACCAACAACGCGAGTGGTAACCGGAGCGCGACGACCGCGCAACTGGTTGTAAATGCTTAGACCATCCCAAACATTACCACCGGGAGAGTTGATCTCTACCAATAGCGGACCATTGCCAACTTCGTTGAGAACGTCAGAGAACTGCTTACCGGACAGACCGGAACCGCCAAACCAGTCTTCGCCAATCTGGTCAAAGATTTGAATGGTCGCAGTCTCACCAGCGGAAGCCGCTGGAGCGTAATACAACCAATCCGTTTTTTTGGTGAAGCTCATTGGGTTTTCTTAGCTCGCGGCTTGCGTTGTTTCTTTACTACAGCAGTAACGGATGTGTCGTCAACTACCGGAGATGTATTACCGTTATCTGGAGCAGCAACCGGAGAAGGAGCGTCGTCCTCAGTGTCTATTTCAACAGCAGCGACCGGAACACTAGGAGCTTTTTCTTTCTGGATCGTCGAGATCTCGGAAACATCCAAGTTGTACTTTTTAGCCAACTGACGAACAAACAAAGCTTGCTGTGCTTTGGCCTCTAGCGAAGAACGCCAATCCAACCCACGCGCACCGTAAACCTCATCGTAAGTCACAATGCCAGCTTCTAACTCGGCCAACTGAGCAGCGGAATTACGGCCAACGTCAACATTTGGAGAGCGGGGAGCAGTGATTGCTACCTCATACCAGTCAGGCGGAGCATCGTTAAGAGTCGGATCGCTCTTGATAGCGTACTCCATAACGTATTCATAAATACGTCGAGCAGCCGAAGACATCACTTGATGACGCGAACGGAACCAGACAGCAGACATATCTAGCGCACCGCGATAGACAGTTCCCTGCATCGACTCGGGATAAACGAGAACGTAAGGAATACCAACACCAGCGCAGACCTTTTCGGTCAATTGCCGCCAGTACTCCCGCATATTCACACCGGGACGTTCTGTAGCGAACTGCTCAAATGAATCACCGTTCTTGAGTACTTTAACTGACGAACCAAAAACTTGTTCGTAGTAGTTCTCAGCGGTGTTCTGAGTGGTTTGCGAGATTCCACCAGACCGGAGGCTAGAAGCTTGGACCTCACCGCTGACAGTCTTAACGATCTGAGCGACGGAAGCACCCAACTTACAAGCTTCCATCTCAAGCTTTTGCAAGTCGTCGAGATCGTGAAGATCATTGATGACGCAAGAGACAAACGGAATACCGCGAAGCTGTCCAGCGCGGTTTGGCTCGTAAATATGGACAACTGAATCCGATCCGATAGAGCGGACATCAGTCAGATTTCCCTGCGTTTTCTCGGCTCCAATGAAGTAAGCAACAGCGCGACCAGTGCGCGGATCGAAGCGGATACCGTCAAAAACGGTCTCATCAGACTGCATTCCCGAAGGAGTCGCAATCGACTGAGCCTCAAGCAACTGCAAGCGCGGTTTGCCGCTCTCGCCTTTGGTCAAAAGAATGAAGCTCTCACCGTCAAAGAACCAACCGCGAGCCGCTTGGGACATCAGGGTTGCAAACGACTGACGGGAGCCGATATCGGGATATCTGCACCAGACATCAAACCACTTCTTAGCCTTAAGATTCCAAGCCGGATCGCTTGAAGCCGGTTGAACAGAGAAGTTAGAGCCTACGGTGTAAGACTCAAACAGATCGCCTAACCTATTCAGAACAGCGTTGTTCTGTTCAAAGTATCTGCTTTTACGGACAATCGCTTGTCGAGTTGAACTCGTTACATCGAAGCGAGCCGAAGTATAAGACGTATCAAGATACGAACGACGCAATGACTGTTGCGCTCCCTCGTACTTGTTAACAGGAGCCGGAAACAGCTTGTTGGCTATGGTTTGCAGGATTCCCATTAGCTCATCCGAGTTGTGGCTTCACGACGGAATTGTGTGAAGTCTCCGTAATAGCGAGTGACTGCAACCAGAATGGTCCCAAGCATCTTGTTATAGATCTGGAGGTCTGACGGGTTAGCGATGCCGTCTCCAGCCAAGAGGGTCACAGCAAGATCATAGTCGCTCAGCAGTGATTCCCACATTTCCAACATCTCTCCAGCGGAAGCGGAACCCTTACCGGGTTCAGCGAACTCAACGGAAACATCTGAGCTTGAGGTTGAGCGAACAACTTGACCGGACTCAATAGCGTTAGCCGCAACCGTTAGCTTTGCAGTCAAAGCCTCAAGCAACGTCAAAGCGGCTTTGCTTGCGTAGGTTGTACGCAAATAACTCCGCTTCGTTGCTACGGTGTAGGTCAACACTTGGGCGGACTATTCACAGACCAACTGTGAAGTCAACTACTAGAATTTTCTGAACTAGTAGATGCTAGATCATTCCAAAGCATCACCATCGCCAATTGCATCAATTCGCAGTCGTGCAAATGGTCCGGCCAACGAGTGTTTCGCTTGAACCACAAGTGTTTGATTCGTCCCGCTCTGTTAGCAGTTGGCTTGAGAACGTGGGAATCCAGATGCTTCCAGTATGTATCAGAATCGCTCGCAAATGCTCCCTCAGCCTCTAGCGGTGCAGGAAGGCTACAAACACTCCACTGGTTGCTTTCGGTTCCTCTACGGAGCCGGTGAAGCACTTCCCTCATATGCTCAGTGTCAAAAATCAAGAGTGGTTGAACCACATCCGTCCGCATTGACGTTGAAGTCGTGATGCCAAAGGGATGGATTGAGCCAGTCTTGCTTGTGAATCTGGCTCCAGTCTCACGGCCTTTCATCGGTAGCCAACCCACAAGCATAGGCTTTCGCAGACCTCCTTCCGGTGGGTAACGCAGTCCGCAGGGATAATTGATCGGGCTGGAACTGCTTTGAGAGTATTGAGCGCAAGCATCGTACACCGCTTGCGTGTTAAAACCGGAGTCAATCCCAACATCCATGTCATGCACGTTGTATTGGATTTGAACCCTACGCAGAGCGGCAAAATCGTCAGCGTGACCGGCAGCAACCAAGCGGGAGTTACCTTTGCTCCACTCGCGGCAAACCCACCACAAGAACGGTGCAGCGGCTTGAACGTCAGCAGTCAAATACCGTCGAGACTCTGGCATCTCAGAGTCAGAAATTACCTCAACTCGCTCCTGTTGTGAGTCTTGGTTTTCCCACGGTTCCGCAAGCATACCGTTAACGAATCCCTGCAACCCCATCATGGACGCTTTAGCCTCCAAGAACGAGACCGCGAGATGTCCCCAAGTGCATTTGCGATCCGGTGAATAGAGGGACGACAAGTGGTAAGACCTAACGCTTGGTAGGCTCGCTTGATTCTCAGCAATCCACTTTCCATGTCGGAGCGCGGCAACTTTGTGGGAATCCGAAATCTTACCCTGACAGAGTTGGCAAACGTAGTGCGCGGACGACCGGATGCGCTGCCAATCCGGCTTTCCTTCTTCGGTCTTGGTGTTGTCCCAAGTGACCTGCTTCCACTCCAGCTTGATGTACTCGGAGCAATGCGGACAGGGGATGTAATACCTCCGCTGGTCTCCCCTAAGATACCGCTGCCAGATTCTGCCTTCTGAGGTTGTTGGGGTGCTGGTGAAAAACGCTTTCGAGCTTGAAAACGCTTTAAGCCGCTGCTCTGCAAGATCCAGCGCATCAGCTTCTTTGGCGGTTGCTTCCGCGAATTTGTCCACTTCATCGGCAACCAAGATTCGCACCGGACGGGACGCTAGATTTGCCGGTGAATTGGAACCAACGAACGTGAGAGTGCATCGGTCAAACTGTTGCTCAAGATTGGTCAGTTGGTCATGGTCAGCAGGGAATCGTGCAACCAGTGCGGGACAGTCTTCCAACAATGGCATCCAGCGGCTTTTGCTGAACGAGCGAGCTAGATTCTCGGATGGCATCAACCACAGCGCGGGACTCGGTTCTGTGTCGATTGCCCAAGCTAATCCAGCCATCAGCGTCGTTGTCTTGGAGGTCTGTGAACCCCAGCACAACGTGACCTCTGAGACTGACGGATCTTTCCAACACTCAAGCGGCTCTCTGCAATATGGACGAACAGCCGTGGAGAATGGACCGGGATGTTCAGTCTGTCGTTGAGTCAAAGTCAGGTTTGCTTCGCTCCACTCGACAACCGTCTGCTTCGGGGATGGGCGGTAGAGTTGCCGTCTGAACTCCAGAATCTCGCGCTGTAGATCAAGCATGACTAAAACAAGTGAGGTTCAAGCAATGCGTTTGAGTCGCTTATCGCATACGATACAGCGTCACACATATTTAGAAACGCCATCTTCTGAGTGAACCCGTCCATCAGAACGTCTCGCATCTGGGTGTTGCATCCCCAAGTTCCGTTTGAATTGAAGATCTCCAGCATCATCACCAGATTGTCCGGCTCCAAGTGCAGGATGCCGTAAAACGGAAGCTTAGTGTGTCTGGTGATATCCAAAGCCGCTTGGATCTTAGACCATGAAATCATCCATTCGTTTTTGTAGGTCGTCTCCAGTTTTGCTTTGGAGTAATTCCGAGTTTTGACCTCATAGCTTCCGACAATTACGCCTTTGGCTGGATCATGGATGAAACCATCAATGCGGGATGGCTCATCGTTAGAGATTCCCAAGAACTCAAAGCCGGTTTGACGCTCGATAGCTTTGAGCGCGATCCGGTTTTGGCGGAGCGCTTCAAGACCGGCTGGCTTCTGGCAGTTTAAGATTTCCACGGGTCAGTTTGATGCAGAGTCTTGAGACATACTTCTTGAACCCAACGGTCCAACTCGCGCTCGGCGTGTTCTGGATCGTGCGGTGCAATGCGTCCAGCCAACTGCTTTGGCATTGATTTGAGAAGACTGGCGACCGCCCCATCATGGTCTTGCATCACCTTCTTGACCCAAGAGCCAGAGACTAGAGTGCGCTCCTTCTCGGATAATGAAATGACATCCTCCCGTGCGCTTATAAGGTTTTTGGCAGCAGTAGCGTGGACCGTAACCATTCTACCGGCATCAAGAGAGCGAGCAGCCAGAGCTTCGGACGCTAGATTGTAAGCGGCTCGCTCAATCTGCTTCTGACGCTCGTACGCTCCCTGCGGTGAGTCTTCAGTTGCAAGAGCGGCATTGATAGCAATCGCCGCTTCCGGTGGTCTGTATGGGCCTCCAGACACTTCTGGTGCGCTTTGATGCTGTTGTATTGCAGCCAGCCGTTGAGCGTCGCTTGGCCTACCGCCAATACCTTTGCGTGAACCTCTCCAAGCGTCAGCTTCTTCCGGTGAGGTCAACGGCATTCCATTAGCCACAAGCTGCGACACTCGACCTTTGCTGAGACCGCTGTGCTTACAGTATTCGGTTTGATTCATTGCAGCATGATCGGCAGTTCAGACGGCTTCATCTTCAACAGTTCCTGAAGACCTTTCTTGACCGTGTTGTACGTCGGTTGCTTCGGGTCTGGCTGATAGAAAGCGGCAACTTGATCGACGGTGAAAGATCCGCTTTTTATGCGGCTTAAATGCCACTTAAGCGTTGAGTGTCCGATATTAAGAAGTAGGTAGTCGGTAGCTAGTGACATATGTTTGTATTACAATAGCGAGTTCGCTCGCGCTAGATCATCGGCCC